GCCGGTGGACAAGAAGTCGGACAAGTATTTCACCTACACGAAGAATGACTGGTTCCGTGATGAGGCGCAGCGTCGCGCCGATGCCACGGAGTCGGCAGGTTCGGGTTACAGCCTCAGCACCGCGTCCTACAGCGCGGATGTGTGGGCGTTCCACAAGGATGTTGGCGACCAGACCAAGGCCAACGCGGACGCTCCGCTGAACCCGCTCCGTGAGGCGTCTGAGTTCGTTACTCAGCGTCTGCTTCTTCGCCGTGAGGTGCAGTTCGTTTCCGACTACATGACCACGGGCGTTTGGGGCAAGGATTACACCGGTGTTGCCGGTGCGCCTTCCACGGACGAGTTCAAGCAGTGGTCGGATTACACCAACTCTGACCCGATTGAGAATGTTGAGAATGGCAAGGCTCAGATTCTCTCCACCACGGGTTTCGAGGCGAACACCCTTGTCCTTGGGTATGAAACGTTCCGCAAGTTGCGTCATCACCCGGACATTGTTGACCGCATCAAGTACACCTCGTCCTCTGTCGTGACGAGCGACATGCTCGCTCGCATGTTTGAGGTTGACCGTGTGCTTGTCGCCAAGTCGATTCGGGCCACGAACAACGAGGGTGCTACTGGCGCTTACTCGTTCAATGTGGGCAAGGTTGCGTGGCTTGGTCACGTTGCCCCGAACCCGGGCCTTCTTACCCCGTCTGCCGGTTACATCTTCTCGTGGACCGGTGTTTCGGGTGGCCTTGGTCAGACGATCGGCGTTTCTCAGATTCGCATGGATTCCCTTAAGGCGGACCGTGTTGAGGCTGAGGTCGCGTTCGACAATAAGGTTGTGGCTTCTGACCTTGGCGTCTACTTCAACACAGCGGTGGCGTAGTCATGGTGAATCGTCTTACGCAGGGTGAGGCTGTCGTTGGCGCTCTCACGGCTGAGGAGACGATTGAGGGTGCCGATCTGGCAGCCTCAGACGACCTCACCGTTGGTGACGATGCGACTGTGACCGGTGACCTTACGGCGGGTACGCTCGCTGTGGGTGGCGGTTCCACCGTCAAGGGCATTAGCACGGGCACCGGCGCTATCGACCTCCCGTCGATTTCTGCCGGGGCTACCGGGTCGGGCACTATCACGGTCACGGGCGCTGCTGTCGGTGACATGGTTGTGGTGAACCCTCCGGCGCTCACATCAGGACTTGCCTTCGCGGGTGCTGCTGTGACGGGCGCTAACACGGTCACGGTGTACGCGGTCAATGCGAGTGCTTCATCGATCAACGAGGCGTCTCATACGTTCCGTTACCTGTGGGTTGACCTGACCTGATAGGTAAATAGTTCAGCCTGAGCGGCGGGGTTCAGCGGGTGATCCCTGCTGGCCCCGCCGCTAGGCACATCTAGGGAGGTTGGAAGTGCCCACCACTCCGGGCGGTTTGCCGTACCCGTCAGCGTCGGATGCCGCTAATGTGCCCGCTGATTTGCAGTCTTTGGCTGAAAGCGTGGAAGACTTGCTGGACATTGCCCGTGTCGATTTGCTTATGCTGATGGGAGCCTGAAGTGGCTACTACTTACAAGGTGCTGGGGCAGTCCGCTCCGGGCGCAACTACGCAGACCACTCTTTACACGGTTCCGGCTGCCACTACTGCTGTTATTTCTACTATGTTCGTGTGTAATCGTGGGGCTAGCGCGGGTACTGTTCGTATCGCTGTGCGCCCTGACGGTGCCGTTCTTGCTAATCAGCACTACTTGTACTTTGACACTTCTGTTCCCGCTAACTCAACCATCTCAATCACTACCGGCATCACATTGGACGCCGCTGACATTCTTGCCGTCTATGCCTCCACGGCTGACTTCAGTTTCGTTGCGTTTGGGAGTGAGCGGGCATGAGCGTAGTTCAGTATCCGGCCCCTTCCGGGTCTAAGGCACTCAGAACACAAGAGTTTCTGGCAGGCGGGTCGTGGATATGTCCTGCGGGCGTGTTCGCGGTTGAGGTGTTCGCAGTCGGTGGTGGCGGCGGAGGTGGTGGACGTAGTAGCAGCAACTTCTCGGGCGGCGGCGGAGGTGGCGGCGGCGTCGTTACGCGCGTCGTACCTGTCACACCGGGCACGTCGTACACCGTCACGATCGGCTCTGGTGGCGGTGCTGGCGCGGCGGGCGCTGCCGGGTCAGACGGCGGAAGCACCACTTTCGGCGCTCTCGTCACGGCAGATGGTGGCGGTGGTGGCGCTAACTGGGATGTCAGTACGCGCGATGGCGGCTGTGGTGGTGGTGGTGCGGCGTCAGACGTTAACTCGGGCGCTGGTGGTGGTGGCGGCGCGGGCGGAAATGGCAAGGATGCTAACTCCGGCGCGTCGGGCTCCACAATCACTTGGGGCGGACGAGGCACGCAAGGTGGATGCGGCGGCGGCGGGGGTGTATCTAACGCTGGCATGGGGCACGGCGGTATCGGCGTCAACGGGTACGGCGGTGGCGGCGGTGGCGGTGGACAGAACAGCAACAACTCAGGACGACGCGGGGCCGGATCATCTGGTGGCGGCATGGGCGGGCTTGCGGGAACCGCAGCAGGTGCAGGTACCACTAACACAGGCGGCGGTGGTGGCGGCGCGGGTGGCAACTCAGGGTCCGCAGCAGCAGCGGCAGGCGGGTCCGGTTACATGCGGCTGATCTGGTGGGAGTGACGATGGAGCGTATCTTCGCCGCTATTGACGGCGACATTATCAGTAACACGTTTGTCGGTGACGACGACTTTGCTGCCCTTGTGCGCCCCGACCACGACGAGGTTGTGGAGATTACTGGCCTTGATCCCATGCCCGGTGTCCGGTGGGCTGTTCACTCGGACGGCTACCGGCCTCCGCAGCCGTGGCCTTCGTGGGCCTGGAACGGAGCAGTCTGGTATGCGCCGGTTGAGCGTCCTGATACACCGGGTGTTTGGGTGTGGGATGAGGACGCGCAGGAGTGGACCGACCTTGCGGCGCAGGGGTAGCCGATGCCTCTTACTCCTAACCTTTCTACGGTCACACTAGGTGGTCAGTACGTGGACGTATCCGGTGCCCCTATCGCTGGGCAGGTCAAGTTCACGCCGCGCACCATCCTTACCGACGCTGTTGAGGATCAGATCATCATTCCGCGCACTATCACGGTGGACTTGGATGCGAATGGTGAGTTCACCGTTGTGCTTCCCGCTACGGACGATACTGATGTGTCTCCTAGCGGGTTCACGTACAGCGTAGAGGAATCCTTTACCGGGGGTAGGGTTTACGATATTGCGCTTACGGCCCTTCCTGCTACACAGAATCTTGCTGACAAGGTTCCTACTGTCGCGTTGGGTGGCACGGAAGCCACGACGTATGTGCTGCTGTCGGTGTTTAATCCGCTTGAGGCGCGTGTAGATGTTATTGAGTCGGTAACGTCGTCTGTGCAGACTGCTGCTGCCCAGGTTACGGCGGCTGCTACGGCTGCTACTACGGCTCAGGCGGCTGCTTCAGCGGCTGAGGCCCGCATCCTTCACCCGTTTGTGTTCTTGGGTATCTGATGGCTCTCGCGGGCAACGTCGCTACCGTTATCGTTACCGGTGAGTATGTGGATTTCGAGGGTGACCCTATTGCGGGGCAGGTCATCTTCGCTGTGCCTAAGGCGTTGCGTAATGCGCTGGCGGATCAGATTCTTGTGGCGTCGTCTTACTATGTGACGTTGGATGCGAATGGGGCGTTCACGGTTACTCTTCCGGCGTCGGATGACCCGGATTTCCATGAGACGTTTGAGTACACGATCACGGAGTCCTTTACTGGGGGTAGGACGTTCTCTGCTGTTCTTCCTACGCCGTTGACGTATGCAGAGTTCGATGATGAACCGTATTCGTATTATGTAGGTCTGGGTTCTAGTTACGGTGTTGCCACGGGCACTAACGCCCGTATGAGTGCGCTTGCCCCTGTGAGTGTTCTCGGTAGCCCTCAGGTGGAACTGGCGGCTTATTCGTCGTATGTGTCGCTGGAAGCGCGTGTGGATGCTGCGGAACTTACGGTGGACACTACTCCGCCGACTACGGGCATCATTATGGCGGTGCAGTATGCGTCGGTGCCGGTTGGGTATGCGACGTACACGCTGCTTGCGGCGGGTCCTGCCACGTACACGGCTTTCTCCACGGCTCAGATTCTTGCTACTTCTGCCGCTATCGCTAACTACGCTACGGCGGCTCAGGCCTCTCAGGCCACGGCTGAGGCAGCGAAGGCGGCGGCTGAGGCTACGGAGGTTCGCGATCCGCATCCGTTTGTGTTCACGGGTGCGGCGTGATGGGCGGTAGACTGTTTGACGCTGCCACACGTATCGTAACCCGGGTTAGGAGAGGCTAGTGCCTATCGCTTACAAGGTGCTGGGACAGTCAGCCCCTAGCGCCACCACTAACACGGACATTTACACGGTCCCTGTTTCCACGCAGGTAGTGATCTCCTCCATCGTGGTCGCTAACCGGGGTACGGCATCCACGACGTTCCGTATCGCCGTCCGCCCTAACGCGGCAACGCTCGCGAACCTTCACTACATCGCCTTCGACACGACTATTGCCGCTAATGACGTAGTGGCCTTGTCTCTTGGTATCACCGTAGACGCGGCTGATGTGGTGACCGTGTACGGGGGTAATGCGGATCTGACGTTCAGCCTGTACGGAACGGAGATCACCTGACATGGGTATCTCGCGTATCCGCCCGGCGAGTAGCGCCTCCACGCTGTCGGCGACCGCTGCCGCAGCGAACACGGCGTACACGATCACTCAGTCCTTCGACACCGGCATCTACACGATCTCGTGTTTGTCCACGACGATTACGAACGTTGCCTTCTACTCAGGGAACACAAGCATCACGACAGCGACCACGGTGTCCGGCTCGGTGTCAGTAGTCCTTGGCACGCCTGCCACTTCTATCGTGTATTGGACGAACACCGGCACGAACATCACCGTCAACATCTCGCTCACGGGGCAGGCGCTCCCCACGGGCTCGGCGTCGGGAACGTTGGACACGATTACGGCGTCGGGCACCTACACGCAGGTCGGGCGCGGCCTTGTCGTGGTGGTGGGCGGTGGGCAGCGTGGCTTCGGCGGTTCGGGCGGATCGAACCCGACCACCATCGCTGGCGGTGCGGGCGGAGCGTCCGGTGGTATCACCGGGCCTACCGCAGTTGAACTGACGGGCAGTATCGCGGTCACCATCGGGGCTGGCGGCACGGCAACGAACGGTGCGGCTGGCGGTACGACTTCGTTCGGTGCGCTCACCGCAGCGTCAGGCGGCACTAACGCCGCAACCGCTAGCGGCACGGCTACGACCGCGGATCGCGCCCAGCCTGTGAAGTCTGGTACGACTGGGGCGGGCGGCGCAGGAGGCGGTGTTAGTGCGGGTCCGACACCGGGGGGTGGCGGTGCGGGCGGCGGTAGCGGCATCGGAACCGGCGGAAACGGGTCTAGCGGCGTGGGCTCCGGAACGGCAACGAGCGGTGCGGCTGGGACAGGCTACGGTGCTGGCGGCGGGGGCGGGGGTGCTGCCTACGGTACGCCTGGTAACGGCGGCAACGGTGCGCCGGGTGTTGTCTACGTCCTTCGGTTCACATAAGGAGAGGTTATGGCTGACTTTGCTATCCACGATGGTTCGACGGTGGTGAACGTGATTGTGGCGGACTCGCAGGAGATCGCTGAGGAGGTCACCGGTTTGTCTGCGGTCGAAACCACAGGTGAGCCGTGGATCGGCTGGACCCTGAGCGACGGTGTGTGGGTTGCGCCGCCTCAGCCTGAGCCTGAGTTCATTGAGGAGTTGTCTGATGCCGGAGACTAACCTGGGATTCCGTTACCCTGCGGGTTCGGACACCCCTGATGTGCCGCGTGATATTCAGTTCCTTGCGGACGATGCGAATGAGCAAGAGATCATTACTTTGATGGGAGCGTGGGCCTGATGGCTGCTACTGCTAAGGCTCTGTTCCGTGGGGCGGCTACGACTAACACGGCGACGGTTTTGTACACGACACCTTCTGCCACTACTACGGTTGTGACTCAGATTGTTGTGGTTAATACTTCGGCGTCGGGGCAGACGGCGACTATGTTTTTGAATGGTGTTGACATTATGGCTGCGGCGGCTGTTCCGGCTAATTCTTCTTTGGTGTTGGATTTGAAGCAGCCTATTGCGGCTACTCAAACTATTACGGGTGGGGCGTCTGCGGTGTCTGTTGATTTTCATGTTGCTGGGGTGGAGATCGTCTGATGGGTGCTTCGCTGTTCCCTCCCCCCGCTGGTGGTAAGACCCCTAAGTTCGCCGAGTTCACCGCTACGGGCTCATGGACGTGCCCCGCCGATGTGTTGACAGTCGAGGTTTTGATGTGCGGCGGCGGTGGTGGCGGCGGTCGCGGCAATTCGTGGGGCGGCGGTGGCGGCGGTGGGTCCGTGACAAAGAGTCTGCTAACTGTAGTTCCTGGCACAACCTACACCATCACGATCGGTGCGGGGGGCGCTGGTGTTGCTTCTTCGCCTGGCACGGGTGGCACAGGTGGCTCGTCTACCTTTGGGGCGTTACTTACCGTGACAGGCGGCATCGGAGGCGGTCCCGCTAATGACTCCGCTCAGCCGATAGCGGGCGGTCGCGGAGGCGGATTGTCGGGTGGGCACGGCGGTAATGGCAACACCGGTACTACGACTACTTCATCACGTTACGTCAACAATGGCGGTGTAGGAATCGACGGCTTCGGCGGCGGTGGTGGCGGCTTTTCTAATGGCACTTACAGCGGCGCAAGTGACGGTGGAGGGTCAAGCAACGACGCTGGGCGTATAAACAGCGGCGGCGGGGCAAGTGGCACGACTACTTCCAACCTTGCTGGCGGTTCTGGTTTCTGTCGCATCGTGTGGGAGGAGTAGATATGGCGCACTTCGTGAAGATCGACGCCGACGGTTATGTCATTGACGCAATCGTCATTGCCAACGAGAACGCGCCCGATCCCGCGCCGGGCAATAGTGAACCTCTAGGTCAGGCGTTCATCGCATCACTCGCGGACAACGAGCCGCGCCTCGCAGGCGTATGGGTGCAGACTTCTTACTCGGGTGCGTTCCGCAATCAATACGCGGGCGGTGACGGCTACCGCTACGATGCCTACGCTGATGTGTTCATCGCTCCGTCCCCGTATGCGTCGTGGGTGCTAGACGCGGATCAAGACTGGCAGCCGCCCGTCCCAATGCCTACCGGCGACGGCAGTTGGTCGTGGGATGAGGACTCGCAAGAGTGGATCGACACGACACCGCCGGAGGCTTGAAGTGACTTGGACTTACACGGGTGACCCTAACGTCTCCGACCGTGACCGTATCCGGTTTCTGATTCAGGATACGGATACCACAGACCAACTTGTCTCCGATGAGGAGATTGCTTGGGCGCTCACAGAGGCGGGGTCTACTTATCAGACGGCGCATGATCTATGCACGATTATTGCGGCTAAGTTCGCCCGTTTGGCTACGTCTAAGAGTGTTGGGGATTTGTCTCTGTCGTATTCGGATAGGTCTGAGACGTATCATCGGCTTGCGGGGCGTATGTTGCATTTGGCTGATCGGCGTGATGTTCCTACTCCGTGGGTGTCTCCTAAGAACTTGCAGACTGCTGCTGAGCGTTCTGAGTTGGGTATGCAGGGGCATGAGTTCCATACTGGGGTTCACGACAATCAGAGGCTTTGATGGGTATTGCGCGTGATTTCTATGTGATGATGCCGCACACCGTGACGGTGTTTGGTACTTCGACTATGGATAAGTACGGGAAGCAGGCGTGGTCGGGTGCGGGCACTAACTATCGGTGTCGTCTTGTGTTCGATTCGCGGATGGTTCGTGATGCTGAGGGTCGGGAGATTCTTGAGGAGGGCCGGGCCATTGTGTATGGGGTGGCTACGGTGACGGTGAAAGATCGGTTGACGTTGCCGGGCGGAAGGTCACCCCTGGTTACTTCTGTGGCTACTATTAAGGATGAGACGGGCGATCACCATACGGTCATCGGCTTCGGTGCCTAACCCGGGTTGGAGTTAGTGTGGCTTCCGTAAGGGTCAAGGGGCTAGCCCCGCTTATGGCTGCCTTTACTGCCGCCGGTAACGATGCCCCCAAGTTCGCTGCCCGCGCCTTGTACGAGGAGGCGCAGGAGGCGTTCGCCATCTCGCAGACCCTCGTACCCGTGGATATGGGTGTGCTGAGGGCTTCAGGTCAGGTGCATTTCCCGGTCATGTCGGGCACTAAGGCAATGGTGATGATCACCTACGGCGGTCCTGCTGCGTCGTATGCGATCTATGTCCATGAGATTCCGCCTAATAGTGGGGGCCGCTGGGGCACGGGCAATAAGCACGCCCCTCCTACCCGGTACAAGTATTTGGAGTACCCGGTTAAGCGTTACTCCCGTGATATGGCGGCTAGGATGACTGCACGTGTTCTTGACATGCTCAATAGGAGGTTCACGTGACTGTCCTAGAGGCTGTCGGTGACTATTTGCAGGCGCAGGGCCAGGGCACCCTGGGCACTAACCTGTTTCTCGCGGTGATGCCGGAGTCGCCGGATGCGTGTGTGTGCGTGTTTGAGACTGCGGGGTTCGCGCCTCAGTTCACTATGGGTTCTGCCGCTATGGCGGTGGATCAGCCCGGTTTGCAGGTTATTTGCCGTGCGGCCCGTGGGGATTACCCGGGGGCGCGGGACAAGGCCGATGCGATTAGGCGGCTGCTTGGGGCTGTGCTTGAGCAGACTATTTCTACGGTTCACATCATGCGTATCGCCCCGGATGGCGGTGTGCTTCCTATGGGGGAGGACGAGAATGGGTGTCCTATGGTGAGTGTGAACTTCTCTTGTCAGGTGCGCCCGTGACGGACCCGTATGGGCGTAGTGCGGTTACTGATGAGGCCCCGCGCTGTTGGCGTTGTAATCGTATTCTTGCTTTGAGTGTTACTCGTCCGTGGGCTATTAGGTGTTCGCGTTGTAAGGCGGAGAACCGACATGAGTGATCTTGCGTCTGATCTTGAGTCGCTGCTGTCTGAGGTTACTGTGCAGCCGCATCAGAAGAGGTGTTCTATCGCTGTGGTGTTGGAGCAGGTTACTGAGGAGCAGCGCGACAAGTTGGAGGTTCTGGTTGCCTCGGATTGTCGTGTGGCGTCGGGCAAGGTAGCCGGAGTTCTGCGTAACTGGGGTTTCGATGTGGGGTATCAGTCGGTGCAGCGGCATCGGCGGCGTCACATGGGTTCGGGGTGTCTATGTCCGTGAAGGATTTGACGCTGATGGTGATGCCTGATCGTAAGGTGTGGATTGACTCTGAGTCGCTTATTTCGTACATGCGAATGATTCAGCGGCAGGCCGGGGCGCAGGCTGCTGAGGCGCATGGGGTTGGGGATTTCCACGGGTACGCTGCTGCGGTTGCTGTCGATTCGATGATGCAGCAGATGGCTGACAGTCTTCAGGTGACGGCCCTGTCGGCTATTGACAGGATGGAGAGGCCGCGTGTCTCTTGAGGACGATCTTGGTTCGCTAGTTTCGCCGGGGCCTACGTCTCCGTATCAGCCTGCTACGTCTCGGCCTCCTGTGGGTTGGGAGCCGGGTGTGGCGTGGGATGGTAACGCGGGCACGCTGACGACTAGCCCTATGGATGCTCCGCCCCGTGATTGGGTTGAGTTGCTTGCTGTGTGGGATTTGGACCCGGCTGAGTATGAGGTGGTTGAGCCGGTTCAGTATCGGGCTTGGGATGCCGGTATCGGTGAGGGCAATGTCCAGCGGCTCTTCTATTACCGGGCGAACATTCGCCGTAAGCGTGCGGGTGGGGTGTCGGCTGATGATCTTGTGGATGCGATTGCTAAGTGGCGTCCCCGTAAGCAGGCTGATCCGGTTGAGGGCGGGTTGTCGTATGTGGTGGCGGCGGGTGACCTTCAGTTAGGTAAGCCGGATGGTGATGGTACGGCGGGTACGGTTGAGCGGTTCCTGACTAAGACTGATGCGGCGGTTACGCGGCTTAAGGAGTTGCGCCGGTTGGGGCGTCCGGTGTCGGATATTACGTTGCCGTGGCTGGGGGATTGTGTAGAGGGCCTGTATTCGCAGGGTGGTGCGCTTGCTGCTGCGGGGCGTCTTGACTTGTCGATTACGGAGCAGGTCAGGGTGTTTAGGCGTTTGATGCTTCATCAGGTGAAGGTGTTTGCTCCGCTTGCTGATCGTGTGGTGATTCCGGTGGTGCCGGGTAATCACGATGAGGCTCAGCGTGTGGGTAAGGTGGTGCGCTCGTACACGGATTCGTGGGCTGTTGAGGGTGCTGCTGCTGTGTCGGATGCGATCCGTTTGTCTGGCGGGTTTGAGAATGTGTCGTTTGTGTTCCCGCAGGATGATGAGTTGACGGTTACGTTGGATTTGGCGGGCACTCCTACGGGGTTCGCGCATGGGCATCAGTTTGGGCGTGACCCGATTAAGTGGTGGGCTAATCAGGCTCACGGTATGCAGCCGATTGGGTCAGCGACGTTGCTGTTGGGGGCGCATCTTCACCATTTGCGGGTGGAGCAGACGGGCGCTAAATCGTTCATTCAGATTCCAGCGTTGGACGGGGGCTCGCAATGGTGGAAGCATCGGACGGGTCAGGATTCTCCGGCTGGGCTTGTGACGATGCTTGTGGGGCATGGCGGTTGGGGTGACCTGGCGGTACTGTGAGGCCATGACTTCTGGGGAGTACGCGGCTGAGGTCGCACAGATTGTGGGCAGGCTTGAGGACCGGATCATGGGTCCGGGCATGTTGCAGTACGACGACGGCTCAGGGAAGCAGCGGTTTGAGGGCCGCGAGTTGGATGCGATTGTGCAGGACGCCTTGGAAGAGGTGGAAGACCTGATCGCCTATGCCTGTCAGTTGCATATCCGGTTTCGGCAGATTCGGGATTCGGTTCCTTTCTGACCCCTACCCGCCAGTAGCCTAACGGGGGTGTGGTATCATGGTGGTGTACGGGAAGGGGGTGCCATGACCGAGTTGACGGTGTGGCGCGTGGAAGACCATGAGGGCAATGGCGAGTGTCAGCGGTGCGGCAAGACCGGGCTGCGTTGGGTCACCTACCTGTCTGACGGTAGCCGGGTGGGCGGTGAGTGCGCTAAGCGGCTGCTGGGCTGGGCTCCTACCCGTAAGGGCTTCTCTTGGGTCACGGGCCTGTCGGTGGTGGCTGAGGGCGCTATGTCGCCTACTCAATGGGTCACGCTGTGGTCTGATGCGAACGGGGTCAAGGGTGTGATGGCGGTTAACGGTAATGCTCAGTTCGTGGGACCGTTTGCTGCTGCGGAGAGTGAGTTCCAGCGGCGCATAGCCTAACCGGGGTGTGGTACACTTAGGGTGTGGAAAGGGGGCAAGACATGAGCGATTCATGGTTCATGTGCCGCGACTGCTACACGATGGTGTCGTGGCGAACCGCCAAGAGCGGCAAGAAGTACCTGGCAGTTGAGACGACATGGCTGGGCGACTTCGGGGGCATCAAGAGTTGGTATCCCTCGCACAGTTGCACGCCCAACCCGGAGCGTCAGGCGCAGTACGCCGCTGAGCAGGCTGAGCGTGAGGCCGCTCGCGCTGCCGCGCTGGGAGCCAAGGCTGAGCGTGAGGCTCGCCGTGAGGCGCTGCTGGAAGCCGGTGTGACGGTCCCTGAGGGCCGCGCCACGGTGACCGGCGTGATCGTGTCAATCAAGGCTCAGGAGACGTACTACACGTACTCCGGTGAGATCACCCTGAAGATGCTGATCGAAACGACGGATGGCTTCCGGTTGTGGGGCACGATGCCCCGCTCATTGGAGGGCAACTACAATACGGTCAGCGCGGAGGAGGGGGACACGGTGACGTTCACCGCCACGCTGACGGCCTCCGATGATGATCCGCTGTTCGGGTTCTTCAAGAGGCCCACGAAGGCTTCTATCGTGGCGCGGGCATCCGCTAGCGTCTGATACAATCGGGGTTAAGGGAGGGAGGGATTGTGGCGGGATACAAGAAGACTGAGCGACTTGCCAATGGCACCGTTCAGATCACCCTGCTTAACGGTCAGACCATGACCTACGCTGAGTACGCCGCATACCGTAAGGACAACCCGGTCACCAATGCACCGGGCGACTATTACGACGAGAACCTTGGTTGGGTTTACGAGCAAGACTACGCCTGAGGGGGCACCATGTACCGCGTCTACTACCTGAACCGCAAGGTCGCCACCTACCGCGACCGTGACTCCGCCCTTAACTACATCATCGCTGAGGTGGGCAAGGGCAAGGAGTTCGGAGACTACGAGATTCTGGACGGCTCCGACTCCCTTTAGACCCGGTTACCTGTCCCCCCGGGTAGCCGATGAGGAACCCCTGACTTCTTCCCCCGGAAGTCGGGGGTTCCGCCTTTCTGCCTCTAGACTGTGTGGAGCAATACTTTCGTGCCCTAGTGGCCCCGATCTGCCTATGCGATCGTGCCCCCCGTGGCCTTCGTGGCGGTGCGGGGTCGTGCCGTCAGGAGGTGGATCGGTTGGCTCAGTATCGGGCTCTGGTTGGTTTGGAGTACCCCCCGGATCGTAGGGTTGAGGCGGGTCATATTGTTGACGACCTCCCCGGCAAGAGCGTTAAGTGGCTTCTTGAGCAGGGCCTGATTGAGCCCGCTACCGGTAAGCCCGCCGACAGCAAGAAGGATGCGAAGCCTGATTTCGCTGCCCCGGCTCCCGCTCCCGCTACCCCCGTTGAGGATGAGGAGGATGAGGGCTGATGGCCTTTAAGCATGGCAAGAACACGGGCGTCCTGATTGACGACGCTAACCTGTCGGCGTTCTTCAATGAGGCGTCTGCGTCTCAGGATGTGGAGACTGCGGAGACAACGACGTTCGGCTCTTCGGCTAAGTCGTACATCATCGGCCTGAAGGACGGCACCATGTCCATGTCGGGCATGTTTGATGGTGACGCTAACGCTATTGACGATAAGTTGACAGCGACCCTTGGGGCTGACTCTCCCGGTTATGCGACGGTGGCCCCTGAGGGCCTGACCATCGGTAACGCCTCGTACTCATGTCAGGCACGTAAGACCTCCTACGAGGTTTCGTCTCCGGTCGGTGACGTTGTGTCCGCGAACCTTTCCATTCAGGCAGACGGCGGCATTGACCGTGGCGTTCTGCTTGGGGCTGCTACCGCTGTCACTTCCACGGGCACCGGCGCTTCGCAGGACAACGCGGCTTCATCGGCTAACGGTGGCGCGGCGTACCTGCATGTCACGGCTAACACCCGCGACGGCAGCAGCACGTTTAAGGTTCAGCACTCGTCCGACAATACGACGTTTGCTGATCTTGCTACCTTCACCGGAGTGAGCGCCACTACTACGGCGTCCGAGAAGGTCAGCGTCACCGGCACGGTGAACCGTTACCTCCGTGCCTCTCATGCCCCCGGTGGCTCCACCGGGTCGGTCACCTACACAATGGCGTTCGCCCGGAAGTAAGGAGTCATAAAGTGGCGTTCATTCATGGCAAGAAGAGCAAGTTCGAGATTGACAACTCTGGCGGCACCCTCACCGACATTTCGGCGTTCTGCGACGAGGTTTCCCTGAGCCGCGACATTGAGACGGCTGAGGTCACCACGTTCGGTGACAATGCCAAGGAGTACATCATCGGCCTGTCCGATGCGACCATCAGCGTGTCGGGCAAGTTCGACGCTGCGGGTTCTTCGACGGTTGACGCTGTGCTGGCGGGCATTCTGGGCCAGGAGGCTTCCACTTCCTTCGCCTACACCCCCGGTGGTGGTACAGAGTCGTCCACTAACCCCAAGTACACGGGCGAGTGCTACCTCACCTCGTACGAGGTTTCGGGTAGCGTCGGTGACGTTACTTCGTTCTCCGCTTCGTTCCAGGTCACGGGTGCTATTACCCGCGACGTTACTCCGTAACACAACTTAATACCCAATGGCGTGCCCTAGTGGCCCATCGAAAGGAAGTGACCGTAGTGTCCCTGCGAGACAAGATTCTTGAGTCAGTTGACATTCCTAGCGAGATGGTTGAGGTCCCTGAGTGGGGCGTCAGCATTGAGGTTAGGGGCATGTCGGGTGCTGACCGTGTTCGCATCTTCGACACCATCTCAGTAGACGGTGAGATTAAGGCTGGCACTCTGTACGTGGAGACTGTCCTTGTCACCGCCTATGACCCGGAGTCAGGTGCCCGCGTCTTTGATGAGGGTGACCGTACGGCTCTGATGGAGAAGTCGGCTCAGGCCATTGACCGCCTTGCGCGTGTCGGGCTGAGGTTGTCGGGCATGGAGGGAGAAGTCTCGCAGGACGAGGCAGGCAAGCGGTTTCCTGAAGAATCCTGAACGGCGCTTCTTATTTGAGTTAGCAGAGAAGTTGGGTCGGACGGTCGGAGAGTTGCTGTTTGGCTCTCCGGCCCACCGCCCGATCTCTAGCGCAGAGATTACGGAGTGGGAGGCTCTGTGGCATTTGCGTAACTGGGAGCATGAACAGGCCATGAAGAAGGCCAGGTAGGAAGGCGGTGTTAGCGTGGCGCAGACTGAAGTAACTGCGATTTACCGCGCTGACACCGCCGCCTACGTTCGGGGGGTCAAGGCAGCGCAGGCGTCCACTAAGGCGTTTGCCGATGCGACTGCGGGGGCTAATCGTTCCGCCGGTTCCATGAAGGCGTCTACTGTCGCCTTGGGTTCGGCTATGGGCATCCTGGGCACTCAGGCTATCGGGATGGCTACGGCGAAACTCAAGCAGTTCACGACTCAGGCCATTACGTCTGCCGCGTCGTATGAGCAGACGGTTATTTCCATTGAGGGCATCTTCGTCGGTATGGGTAAGTCGGTGGAGCAGGCCACCGCCGAGACGAAGACATACCTCGCGGATTTGCGTGACTTCGCTGCCACTACGCCGTTTGAGTTGCCTCAGACCCTTGACGCGGTTAAGCGCCTGCTGTCTATTGGCTATGCGGCTGAGGATGTTAAGGACCGGCTGCTTCCCGCTATCGGTGATATCACTTCTGCGCTAGGTCAGCCCGCGTCCGCGATTAACGGTGTTGTGTATGCGATGGGTCAGATTAAATCTGCCGGTCGTGTCATGCAGCAAGACCTCATGCAGATTGGTAACGCTCTTCCGGGCTTTAACGCCCGCATGGCTATCGCCAAGGAACTGTTTAACGGTGACATGAATGCGATGGCTCAGGCTGTCGAAAGTGGCGCTCTTACTGGCGAGAAGGCCATTGAGGCCCTTATCTCGCAGATGCAGAAGTTCCCTGGCGCTGCCGGTGCTATGGAGCGTCAGTCCAAGACTCTTAACGGTGTCATTTCTACGTTTAAGGACACCGTTAATAACGCGATGATTGACGCGCTTATGCCCGCCATGCCGGTGCTGTCTGAATCGCTTATGGGGCTTGTGGACCCGGTGTCGCAGTTGGCGGTTGCGTTCGCCAGTCAACTCGGACCTACATTGGTTCAGGTTGCTACTAGCGCACAAGAGTTCGCTCCGCAGTTCTCCGAGATGGCTGCCGCGTTTATGGAGTTGGCTGGCGGCGCTCTTGTGCGGCTTGTGGAAGTCATGGGGGCTCTTGCACCCGTATTCACCATTGCCGCTAAGACATTGAGTGGCTTGGCTATGGTGCTTCAGGCGCTGCCGGATTCGGTACTCGCCGCTGTCGCCGCGCTTCTCATTCTCATGCGAACGGGCATCGGTAAGGCGTTTATTACATCAGTCGGATCGGCAACCATCGGTGTCGCTAAGTTCGGCGCTACTACGCTCACATCCTCACGTACAGCAGCAACCGGATTCGCCGCCATCGGCACTTCCGCCGTTGCGTCCATGCGGGTTACCGATGCCGCCATGAAGGCAGGCACAGCCGCCGTTAACGGATTCAAGATTGCGCTGTCGTCCACCGGTATTGGTCTTCTCATCGTAGGTATTTCTACGGCTCTCACCGCTATGGCTTTCAGCAGCGATGAAGCATCCCAGTCCGCACAGAATCTTACGGATAGCATTCTGGATCAGAACGGTGCCTTGGTTGAGAACCATAGGCAACTTATCGCTAAGAGCCTTGCGGAGCAAGGAATCCTTGACGCTGCCACCAAGGCCGGTATCGCTACTAACGAACTTGTAGACGCTTACTTAGCCGGAGGTAACGCACTTCAGCCGTACATCGACAAGATGTACGCATACGCTGACGCTAATCGAGACGCCGAAGAAGGAATCAAACTACTTCCTGATTGGCTTTGGGATAGTTCGTCCGCTATGGGAGAGCAAGCGGGTGCGGTTCAGGATGCGGCTAATGCCCTTGGCACTTACAGCGGCACGTTGGATGCCGCTAGGGCAACTAATCAGCAGGCCGTTATCGCTGCTGAGGGTGTTACGGCTGCTTATGCGAACACGGCTGTTGAGACTGGCAAGGTCAGCATGGCTACCTTGCGTGCCGCTGAGGCCGCGGAGTTGTACAACCCTGCCGCCCAGACGGCTGCTACTGCTACTGGTGCGCTGGCAGATGAGGCTGCCGAGGCCGCTGCCGCTATTGAGGCCATGCGTAATCAGCAGGAGCAATGGCTTAAGGTCACGGGTCAGATTTCTGCTGTGGATGCGGCTGCCGCTGCGCTTGAGCAGATTGGTACGTCGGCGGTTGAGAACACGAATAAGTTGATTGGTACGTCGCCTAAGATTCGTGCGTTCCGTGGCGATGTTATTTCGGCGTTTGAGCAGGCCGCTGCTTCCGCTACTTCTCTTGGCAAGAATGCTGAGGAGCAGCGTCAAATCTTTACCGGCGAGTTGGTCAAGATCGTTGCTGCTCTTCGTGCGTCCAAGGTCAAGGATTCTGACATTCAGACGTTCCTGATGGCTATGGATGATCTTCCTGCTTCGGTTGAGCAGATTATGACTGCTGCCGGTGTGGCGGTGGGCAAGGGGGCCAAGAGGTTTAAGACTGATGTTCAGAAGCAGATTGAGGATGCTTTCAGCGGTGGGGCTAAGGCGGCTAGGCCACTCAATGAGCAGGCTATGGATGCGATGGCTGAGGCTGCTACGGCTAAGGCTAAGTCTCAGTTGGGCTTGACTCTTGAACCTCAGTTGGCTTCCGTTCTGAAGTCCACCGCTAGTGCCCTGTCTTCAACGGCTTTGGCTGAGGGTGAGTCTCCGGGTCTTAACCTGTCGGCTGGCATTGCGGCGGGTGTCGATAAGGGAAGTCCCCTGGTTGTGTTGGCGGTTCGGCGTGTTATCGCTGCCGCTAAGGCTGCTGCGGATGCAGCATCTGAATCTCAGTCCCCGTCTAAACTATTTGCCGAGGTCGGGGATAACCTCATCCAAGGTTTGCGTCTAGGGTGGGATAGAGGTTCTAAGGATTTTGTGGATGGCATTGCTCGCACTATGCAGGATGCTTTCTGGTCATTGAAGGATGCCGGTGATGCTGTTGCCGATGCGAAGAAGCGTCTGAAGGAGGTTAGGGAGGAGCGCAAGAAGGGGGATGCGTCTGCCCGTGAGGTGGCTGCCGCTGAGCGTGATTTGGCTAGGGCTTACCGGGATCAGGTTGACGCTCAGAAGGCTGCTGCGGATGCTCAGCGTAATCTGAATGCCGCTCGCCGCATGGCTACGTTTAAGCCGCCTCAGGTTAACTGGACTTCGCTGCTTGACGAGTTCAATAAGAGCGGTGACTTGTCTCGCGTTTGGGATGCGCTGTCGGACAAGTTGTATGACCGTGCCATGCGGGCGGGTATGACGCCTGAGGCGGCTCAGGCTTACGTGGATGGTGTTATCGGCAATATTGAGGAGAAACTGGCGCGTAGGTTGCGGCGGTTGGATGCGTTGTCGCGTGAGTTGAGCGACATTCGTGAGCGTCTTTC